TACAACTAAAGCTTCATCAGATTCTCCTTCATCAACAACTTCAACAATGAATTCTTCATTCTCATTTACCGTAGTCTTCTTTGTCATTTCTACCTCCTTTCTTTAGAGTGATATCGATGTAACACATGATTGTGCGTTGTTTATGTTGAATTTTTTCTTTGATCTTGATTTTGATAATTCATCTTTTCTTCTTATTTCAGCCAATCTCTTAGCCAACATTATGAGACAGTAGAATCTATCATCGTGTATACGTCTAACTTTATTTTTCGGCAATTCATATTTAGGGTTATCTCTAGTTCCTAGTTTATGAATTGATGTCATTTCTGTTTTTAGTATATCTATATTCGCCAAAGCAAGTTCTTCTTCTTGTGTTAGCTCTATTCTTTTAACTTCGCCATCTATCTCATCAAATATATGACCTTTGTGATCATATTCTTGAGGAAACTCAATCAAATTCATTCTCATTAGCTCAAATAAGTCTTCACACATACTCCTTTTATATTTAGATGGACTAACTGCATCGACGTTATCCCACGCATTAGGATGATTTCTTTTCTCAGTTTCCCATCTTGGATGAGTGGAGTCAATAAATCCCTTATGTTTTATTCCATCATCATCATACCAGTCAGCAAGCATCAAGTCTAAGAAAACCTGCATACCAGCGTGACCAATATCAACCATTAGACGATCAATTTTTTCATAGTCTTTTTCATCTATATTATAATCTAGTATCGTTTGTTTTAGTCTCTTCATCTGTACTTCTGAGTTTAATTGTATATTACCTTTTTTCTCCGTGTCATTCAAATTGATACAGTTAACTATTCTTCCGTAATACCCTCTCATTTCATCATAAAGAATTTGCATAACCATTATGATTGAATTATCACTTTGTAGTGCAGAATCCATTGCAATTATGAACCGTTCCCCTTTTGAGTTTGAGAATAACATTGGTCTAACAAACTTCTCAGCCTTTCTTACTTGACTAAGTTTTATCATTTGTTCTATTCCGCCTGATTTTTGAAATTTATTGAAGTACTCGCGCATGGCTTTATCATAGTTCATTTTAAGCATATCGTCTATTTCACCTTGTTCAAGTAGTGGCGGTGCTGGCTTGCTATCAACCATAGGCGCTAATGGTACATCACATGGTATATCAAATACAGCATAATTGCTATCTCCTGCTATCATCTTTATTGCATACTCCTTGTAGGTTCTTGCAAACTTATGATCAACTTCCGATGCTGATGAAGAAAATATTATTTGAGATGGAACTTGTTTTCTGAGTAACTCTTGGTCAAAGCTTTCTTCTGTTGATAATTTGAAGTCAGTCTTTTGTGATATAAATGGAATTACAACGTTTATCAGTTCTTCGTCCGTAAACCCCGCCTCATCAATGAGGACAAGTTGGCTTCTTTTACCCCTGACGTTATCTGGAACTGAGTTTAATGTATAAATAGTTGAATTGTTAATAAGACCTACCTTATGTGATCCCTTATCATGTACAAATCCATCAGAATTCGATGACGATACAACCTCTGTCATAAAAATATCCTTCAAAGAAGGTATTGATTCTATTCTTTGTTTGGCAATATCTTCCAACTTGAGGAAGCTCTCAATTGCCTGATTACCTTTACTTGAAACCAAGTATATAGAAAGGTTTGGATACAACAACATTTTGAGCATTGCTATAACATCCAATAGGAAACTTTTCCCAAAGTTACGAGTACACGCCCATACATTGTATTTCGTGTTCCAAGTTTTTTGCAAAATTAATTTCTGTGAATCCATTAATCTAATACCTAGCAACAACTCACACGCTATTACAGGATTTCTTCTGAGAAACTTTATGAACTTTGCATTGCCTTTGTATACTATTCTTTTTCTTTCTGTTAGAAAAACTTTCTTTTTTGATGATTGGTTTACAAATTTATTAGCTTGTGGATGCATCAACATCACCAACCTTATAGTCTATCTTATTATTTGTTAGGATAACTTTTAGTTTCCTGTTTTCTTCTTCTAATTTATTTTTTTCTTTTTCAAGTGATTCAACTAACTTTCTACTATGACTTAACATTTCTTGCAAATCATTATCATTAAATAACCCTTGGTCAAATATAGCTTTCATCGACATCTTTTGCACTCTTTCCATGCCGATTGAGCCAACTTGATCATAATAATCTACTTCTATCTCGTCTAAATCTAAGTCTCTGTAGTATAACATCATACCCGTCAAAGTAGACCGCTTCTTTCCTTCTCCACCCTTTTTTGCGATTCCATTTTCTTTTGCTATTGAAGTTGTAGCGCTTGATAAATTCTTTATGTTGTTTATCAAATTTCTAATTTTATCGTCATTTTTATGTGCCTCTGTTACATCTGTTGCTAACCTTGACAACATTTGATTTAGCTTGGATATAGTATTGTTATTTAAAACAACTTGTACTATCTGGCTAACCAAAAATGGATTCTCTTGAACATCCTCATCTATATGCTCTAGAAGTTCTGGATACAATAGTTTTTGATCAGAAACTGGCAAATCAACAAAAGGATCTCTTCCTATTGCTTCAACTACCTCTTTTTTAGCCTGTCTCTCTTCTTTGCTTAATTTTAGCTTTCCAGATTCAACCTCTCTCTGTTCTTTTACTTCAGCAGTGGTTGAGTCAAATGGATCGCTATCTTTAAAACTCATGCCTTGGTATTGCTTCAAGCTATTTATCTTTTGAAAGTATGTTTTGAATGTAGAGTTTTTACTACTAATAGCCATGTCTACAGCAGATAGTGCAAATACGGCATTAACCTCTCTGCACAACATATAGAATGATAACTTTACGTCTCCATTGTTAACTATCATATAGTCATTAAAATATCTCTCTAGACACTTCTTACATACTGAGATTAGACCCACTCCACTATACATTCTTGATTGTGACATATAAAAATTGTTTTCTTTAATACTAAGCGATTTACCACAGTCTGTACAAGTGTATTCATTCTCACCTTGTACTTTGTAATTATATTTTTCGAGTGTAGCTTTTGATGCTTTTATTTCTCTTTTAATATCTGTGGCAGTTTTTCTACCTCGTTTTGGTATATTATAGCCTTGCTCAGAAAGAAAATCTAAAGCTTCTGCTATTTGTTTGTCTGCTTGTTTTTCTTTAGCTGTTGCCATATTCTCTCCCTTCTAGTTTTAACTTCTTAATCTTTTCTTCGTAGTTTATACTATGGTATTTTCCGCAATATTCTATAAATTGTTCTTTTGTATTTTTGTATGTTCCATATAAATTATGAAAAGACCCCTTTTCTGATGGATTATGGTGATTGTCACATAGCGTAATTCCGTTATTCACAGAAAATGCCAGACTAGAATTTATAGACATCCCTTCTAAATGATGTGCCCTGATATCTATTTGTGAACCACAGATGAAACATTTATTATGGTATTTTTTGTGTACAGAATCCTTCCACTCCCTGTATAGTTTCGTGCTTCGTGGATATTTATAATCCTCGACTTTTTCTCCTGTATAGAATTCAGCCTTACACTCCATAGAACAAAAATTATTCCCATTCTTATTTATATGACTCTCTTTTCTGTGCTCCACTTTTCCACAATTTGTGCAGGTGTAATTGGTATCTTTCCATTCGTGATTATTAGATCCTGTATGGTCTAGCAACTCAAAATAGTTATCCACTCCATAATTTTGATTCATCTTGGCTTTATATGCTTCTTTAAAATAATCAGTCTTACTTATGTTAGTTTCTCCATATTTTTTTAACACTGACATTTCAAGTTTTTTATTTTTGCAGTCAATATCATTACAACAATCCATAGGAGTTATCTTCCTTTGCTGTAGATATTCTCCGAACATTTTACTGTTTATTTCTCCGCAAAAATCACATTTATATTTTATGTAATTTTTATTTGTTTTTGATGTATCTTCGATTGATGTATAAAAGATATCTCCCATCTTGGTATATTCATATCCAAGTTCAACAAATTTTTTCTTATTTCTGCTATTCCACTTTGTTTCTACTGTTTTACTAACTAACATTAAATACCTCCCGATATTATATCCATTGTATAAAATGTGGGAAAGTTAGATGGATGGTCTAACTTTATCAGGTTGCACTCCCTATCCCACATTAATTTATATCCTAAAATAAGCCTATCACACTAAGAAAGCTAAATCGAGGGAGAGGTCGATATTAAGCTCTCCATATTGTCCGTGATAGACTTGTTCTAAAATATAAATAAAGTAGGGAAATTAATCCCTACCCGTTTAAATAATCTCATCTACTAAACCATACTCAAGCATTTCATCAGCAGTTAAATACCACTCGAATCTTTTGTGCTTATCCAATACATCGCTTGGAATATTGCTATGGTCTAAAATATATTGATTCATTTTCTCATTGTATTTCTTATAAAACTCATATGTATCTTCTACGTCATTACTATTTCCACCTAATCTAGTACTACCTTGATGAATTAAGCCTGTACTAAATGGATAACACACCCTCTTAACATTAGGATTACTGAATCCAGACATTAAGATATATCCTCCCATTGAATAAGCATATGAGAGTAATACTACCTTTGTAGGAGTTTTTAATCTCTCAATAGCCTCACATAGGGTCATTCCCGTAAAGATAGAACCGCCCGGTGAATTCAAGTAGATAGTAATTTCTTCTACATTAGGATCAGCATCCAATTGCATTAATGGCATAATGAAGTATTCAATAGTTAAATCATCAATTTCACCACTAATTAACAGATTTCCCTCATCTAAATTTTTAAAGTATTGATACATAACCGGATTAGCCGATTCTTTCAATTGTGACACAAGCTCATTGATATCCAATGTCCCAGTATTTCTAGTAAAATTATTCATAGTGTCTCTCCCTTCTTGTGTCTAAATATGTTGTAGATTTACTTCAAATGGCAATACATCACCGTTATCTCTAAATACAATTATTAACTGAGATGCATCTGCTGTTGATTTAACCTTATTTTTACCATATGAATTTGAGCCTTGGAGCGTTCCTCCATAGATTTCCATTTCATTTCTATTCTTATGAATTACTCTACCGTGATGTAAGTGACCAAATACTAAAATATCATAAGAGTCATCATCGACTCCGTTGTACTTCTCAATTTTTCTCTCATCATTCTTAGCATCGTTGTGACCATGTTGATATCTGATTCTATTTCCATAGATTTCATCAACTTGATGCTCGTAATCTTCCGGTTGGTCAGCAAATTCTAATAAATGAAGTTCTTTTCCGTATAGCTCTATTCCTCTAGTTACACTATTCTTCATATTTTGAATAATAACATACATTGCAGTGTTGTTTTCTACCGCATCATGTTTAGATCCAGTGATCCGATCATGGTTTCCATATATTCCACCTAGTCTAACTTTAAATCCGTTTTTCATAAGTCTGATTACAAGTCTCCACATAAGGTTTTCACCTTCAACTAATTGCTTGTCTGTAGAAAACTCACAATTCCACTTTTGTTGATTTCTCATGTCAAAATGTTCTATGATATCACCAAGGTGTGTAATATCAATCATCTTAGCGTTAAACATTTTAGCATATTCCATCAATTTATCCGCATAATAATCTATTTTCTCTTCAGCTTTCTTATGATTATGGTAATTATATTCTTCATCAATTAATACACCAGTATGCCAGTCCGCTGGACAACCTTTAATAACAGATTCTCCTACAATTTCTTCGTAAGGAATGTCGAATAATTCTTCTGGTATGACAAATTCAAGGTTCTCTTTTATAACTAAAGAGTATTGTTCTGCAAATAATAAAACCGGAGTAACTTCCCTATAAAGCCTAGCCAATTCCAATCTTTCTAGTTGCATATCTCTTTTCTTGATCCCATATTCTCCAACCATTTCTTGCATTTTTTCAAGATGAGTTTTTGGAATAAGAGAATCTAGTCCTCTTACACTATAATCATCTCTAACACATTTTAAACCTTCTTCATATCCTCTGTCAAATGCTTTAATCCTTATCCTTGCTGATTTTCTGTGAGCAGATTCGTCTTTAACTTCTTTTTCATCAACGTTCTGATTGATTATATAGCCCATTACATCATTTGTATGACCAAGTGCTCCTTGCATCCTATACATTCTATCACAGTAATCCTCGTAGGACTCATTAGGCTTT